CAGCACCAACAATAGTTGTAGGAGCGTTTGATGGAGCTTGATAACGCTGTTCAGCAATACCAGCAAAACCTGAAACAACTTGTTTCTGTGTTGGTGTTACCATTAGAACTGATGGGTTACCACCTTGCTCGTATGCAGCTTTAACTGCGTTTTTAAGCATTGTTTCTGTGAACGCTGCATCTGTACCAGATACACGAGCTGTAGTACCGTCAGAACCTGCTGTACCAGCACCAACATAGTTTGTTTCTAACCATGCTTGTAAAGAACCAAGTTTACGAGCTGTAGAAGCATCACCTGTAACGGCTGCTTGGTTAGATAATAAGATTTTTTCCATATCTCGTTTTAGCTCTGAAGAAGCCTTTGATAACTGATATGCTTTTTCAGACTTACGACCAGCCTTATCGATAGACTCTAAAGTACCAGCTATCTGGATAGTTTTTTGTGAGATTTGAGTTCTGTTACCAACACGAGTTGTTGGAGCAAGTGTTGCAGATGTAGCATCAGCACCCTCAACTACAGCGTTAGCAGTAGAAGCATCAGCTAATGAATCTGTTTGCCACTCGTGATAAACAGCAGTTGCATTTGTTTTACCAACAGATGACATAAATGGTGTGTCTGTTGGAGAGATGTTATAAATTACATCAGTGAGGTCTTCTCTATTACCTACTGACTCATATGTTTTATATGTTGCCATGATTCACTTCCTTATGATATAAAGTTTTCAAATAACGCAGCAGCATCTCTGGCTTTACCAGTTTGTTTTAGCTTCTGCATCTGTTTTTTGCGTACATCACGATTACCTTCTTTAACCTTTGTTCCTGACTTCACCATCTTTGGTGCTTTTGACACCTTTTTAGTAACAGCAGGTTTAGATTTCTGAAGTTTGTCGTACATCATCGCTTTGTGTAATGTTAATACATGACGAGAGTCATATACTTGCGATAACTCTTGGTCTGTAAAGCCAATACTTTTACCATAATTGCGAATTTCGTTTCTGATTTGTTCGCCTTTGGTTGGGTCTGAAAACTCTGGTAGGACTTGTGAAAGTTTTTGTGCTTCCTGTTGAACAAATTTAGACATTTCCTGCTGCTGCTCCGCTTGTTGCTGTTGGGCAAGGCGTTGCTGTTCAGCTCGTACTTGTGCTAACTGTTCTTTCTTTTCAGTCAACTCTGCTACTTTGACTGCGTATCCTATTGGGTCGTTTTCCTTCATTGCGGCTAGGTCTTCTGGACTATCTTCACTACCAGTTAAAAACTGTTCAATAGCCTGTAGCCGTTGAGCATATGTATCCCTAACTTGTTTAGCCTCTTCCACTGCTTTTTGCTCCGCCTCTACGGCTTTGCGTTGTTCAGCAACTTCTTGAGTCTTTTTTGTGTAATCAGCACCAAGTTGATAGCCTTGCATGAGTTCTTCTAGGGTGACTTCTTTCTCTTCGCCTGCAGCTTTTACTGTAAATCGTTGAGGTTCTTCTTCAAGCTCCTCTTCCTCATACTCAACTTCTTCTTCACCGTCTTCAACTTCTACATCATCTGCATCAACAACTTCATCTTCTGTAGCTTCTGCAGCTTCTTCGTAGTCCGCACTATCTTCTTGCTCTGTTTCAACAGCTTCTGGTTGCTCTGTAGAGTCCTCACCTGCTGATAAAAAGCCTTCAAATTGTTTGGCTGCTTCATTCACAGTTAGTTCTCCACTACCAGTTTCTGGTGTCATGGTTTCTTCACTCATTTGTATTTCCTTGATTTCCCTTTAGGCAAGGGTTGCCATTATAGAAAGGTCTATAATATCTTCCACGCTTTATCTTTAATGTCACTGTCTTTAGTGATTGATTCAAGATAAGCCATGATTTCGTCTATAGCTTGTAATCGGTTGTAATATCTTTCTCGTTCTTCTTTTTGGTGTGCTTCTGAATAACGAATATTATTAAGTTGATTTTCTCTTAACTCTTCGATTACATCTAAAAATTCTTGCGATTGTAATAAATTACTAATTGCTTCCTGTCGTGTCATTGGGTAGTCCGTATGAAATTGGTGAACCTAATAGTCCACTTAAATATCTCCCAGCTCCATAGTTACCTTGCGGTGTCGCCATAGCAGTTGGGGTCGATAAGAATGATGTTACATTTGGTGTTGGTACTGGTGCAGGTCTAGGTGTGTTTGCATAAACATAAGCCATAGATGGTGTATATTCATATTGCCCTGTATCACCTATTTTGTTTTTACTAAATCCTGTGACATCTGTATCTACTGGTTTAAACGATTGTCCATCTCTAGTAATTGTTCCTGCGGCTGCTCCACCACCTCGTTGCCATCCTCCACTATAACCAAATGGACCGATAGATGGTGCTGATGGCATCATTCCTGTTGGTTGATATGTTCTCATACCAAAAGGACCATTGTTCATATAAAAGTAACTAGGACTAGGCGTGTATGCTTCATACATTTTGTTATCACCGTAGTAATAACCAGTATCACCGACAGACTGTAGACCTTCGTATTTTGATGGTGCAAGACCTAATACAGCATTAACATCAATATTACTTTTAGGTGCAGCAACAATATTAGGTGCTTTGCGTAGACTAGGGTCTAGGCTAGGTGTTAATCTGTTAAGACCTAAATTAAGTAACATTACTGTCTACCTGTAGCAATTTTGTTAATCTTTTCTAGTGCATCCATAATCATTTTAGTTTGGTCTGTTTTTAACTTACCATCTTTGCTTTCAGCATCTAATCTGATTTTGAGTTCTTTCAATGCCAAGTCTGTGGTTTGTTGAACTTCTTTTTGTTGTAGCTCTAATGCTTTTTGCTGTGCTTCTAATTGCATTTGTTCTCTATCTAACTGAACTTTAGCTGCATCTGCTTGAGCTTTCATTTGTGCTTTTTCTCTTTCCACTTGAGCTAATACTTTTGCTGCTTCTGTATTAGGGTCTGGTTTCTGTGGTTGTGGTTGAGATAGCATTGCATTTTGTTCTGGTGTAATTTCATTCATAAACTCGGTAGAGTCTTTGAATCCAGCCATGTGAATAAACTTCGCTAATGTGTCTCTGTATTGTTTGATGTTAACTAGAGGATTAGATAAACCATACTGTTGAATGATTTGTTCTTGTTTAGAAAGAATCATTTGCATCGTTGCTAATTGCTCTTGTCTTTGACCTGTACCTAAACCTACATTGATATTAACATTGTAGTTAGTCTTCCACTCTCTTGGGTCAAAAGGAATAAACTCGCCATTAATTCGAACTACACGAGATTTATCTTGATATTTACATAGGAGATGTAAGATGCCTCTAAATAGTGAGGTTACTCCAGTTTCAGCAAAGATACGAGCAATCAATTCTAGTTTGCCAGTAGATGCAGATGACATTGCAGATACGGCTGTCGCTGTTACATTCTGTAATAGGTTAGGGTCTAATCCTTGTTGTGAGTCAGACACACCTGTGCGTTTAGCTTGAATATTATCTAAATACTCTAGCATTGGGAAAGACTGTCCAGCAGAAGATTGTACTGTCATAGGTACAATTGCATTAGGGTTCTTCATACGAATCACACCGCCTGCTGTTGATGTGAGTAAGTCATCTAAATTAACTTGTCCTTCTACTGCACCCACTCTGTAGTTGTTAGTAAGGTAGAGGTTATCTAGCATTTGTCTAGTAACTGTAGACTTAATTAACTGAATATCCATTGCTCTGTCTGCTAGAGACTGACCATAGAATTTATGAGGAATTGGAATAGGGCATACAGAATGGAATGGGTTGTAATCACATTCATGCTCTTCTAGTATCTCATGACTTGCATAGACTACTCGTCTGTATTCAGCAATACCATCATCGTCTTCATCTACTTTTAAGTAACACTCAAACACTTCTACTAACTGCATAGATTCATCATCAGAGTCCATATCAGTTGGTTGTTCGCCACGAGAGTATCTTGCTATTCTTTCTGGGCTAAATTCTAGTGCATCACCAGTAGCTAAATCCATAACGACATCTTCATCATAACCCATAGCAATGAGTTCTGAACGAGTCATCATCTTACGGTGTGCAGTAAATGGAGAATCATTAATTGTTTTTGCACGCTTACTAATTAAGAATTCTTCTGGTGGTACATTTTCTACAACGACCTTACCATTATTAGTTGACTTTTTGAGCTTAACATCATGTGTTGATATGGCTGGTGAGATTTCTACACCCATCATCTCATCAAACACAGCTTCTTGTATCACAGTAGATTCTTGTTCTGTAATTTCTACTTCTGGGTCTTGCATGATGATAGCGAGTTCATCATCTGTAAGGTTCATATAAGATTCTTTTTTAACATCAACCTTATCTTCCCAGTATGCTTTAACTACACCTACTTTTTGTAATAGTGCATCTTTAAACCAGTTGTGCATAATAAGGAAGCCATCGTTATCCTTATTAAATACCCAGTTGACATATTCTGTGGCTTGTTTAGAAAAAGGCTGGTCACCATCA